GGTCGCCATTTGTCAGCCTCCCGATAATTGCTTGTGAATAACTTTCGGAAACTTTCAGCCGTTGGGGTTGCCATCGATTCGGCGAAGCGTAGCATTTCGGGTTGCGCAGTGATTCGAAAAACGAAAGGGCCAGCCGAGTTGCGTGCTCGACCGGCCCAAAACCCTGCGGTGTAAGCCGCGCAAGGTTGAAACGGTGTTAGAGGCACCGCTATGCACAGATACAAAATCACCAAGAGATTCGCAAGAGGTCGTAGGTGGGTCAGTGACTCATCCACAACCTGTTGTGCCTGATGCCCGACCTAGGTCGACTGAGCATCCGGCGCAATCAATGAAGGCTGACCGATGCCTGACTATCGGTTGAAGACTCCCGCCGGTTTGACCCGACGGCCCTGAGGTAGCTTTACCAAAAGGGACAAACGGCTTGTAGCGCAAATGCTTCGAGCATCACGGCGTACTTCGTGATCCCCTGAGGGTACTTCACCCTCGCCAATCCCGTTCGGACTCGTCTCCAGCAAGAGGCTGTCCGATCAAACGTCCGGTAGTTCCGGGCAGGGTAGCGGTCTGGCCTCACGATACGAGGCGGGGCGATGAATACGGGAGAGGAAGCAAAGCGCCTAGCCTGCCGTGGCAAAGGAAGGAAGTAGGCCAATCGGTAGGGTAGGAGAAACGGGTCAAAGCTCTAAAACTAACCTGAGAACAAAAGGGGAGCGTGATGGGCAATCGCATGAACCACCATCGTCCGCAGTTCAAAAGGGCTGGAGCTTCATCGGTGGAGTGGGATGACAATGGAAAGCTCCTAAGCGATTCGCTGATCAGATGCACCGGCTGCGGGAAACTCGGACCGAAGCCGTCGAGAAGTGTCGGAAAAATCCTGCGCTGTACCAGATGCGGCAAGCGACAGGGCTTACAGGAGATGATCAAAGCCGCACAATGATAGGGGCGAAGCATGACAGCGCTAGCAATAAGATCAGACCTCTCCCGACCCGAATCGAAGTACGCTCCCCTGACATGGCAACAAGAGCTGGTTCTCAAAGCAGCCGCTCAAGCTGAGTGCGTTCCGTTCCAACCGTTCATCGATGAAGAACCGGGGATGATTCCGAATGGTGTTTTCCGTTCGCTGGTCATCCGTGGGCTGCTGACACATCACCCGTTTGGCTACGAGATTACTGACGAGGGCCGCATCGAAGTTTCGCTCATGAATCGGATGGAGGCGCATCGATGAAAACGCTTCGCGTGGATCAGAACACAGCCATAGAAAACGTGCGCGAGGCGATGAAGGAAACGAGGCGGGTCGTGCTGCAGGCTCCTACCGGCTTCGGCAAGACAGTCGTCGGTGCGGACATCGTGAGCCGCGCTCAAGAGAAGCGGAAGAAGGTTCTCATCACCGTTCCTGCAATCAGTCTGATCGACCAGACAGTGGAGGCGTTATGGTCTCAAGGTATCCGAGGCGTTGGGGTAATCCAGGCACAGCACGAAATGGACCGACTGGTCCCAACCAGTGCAAGTCGCCAGCGTGCAGACGCTGATCAAGCGAGCGCAAAAACCGGAGGCCGATGTCGTCCTGATCGACGAATGTCACAAGTGGTTTCGTCACTTCGAAACATGGTTCGCGGAGGAAGTGTGGCGAAGGGTGCCGTTCATTGGCTTGTCAGCAACGCCTTGGCTCAAAGGCTTGGGCGCTTACTACGACAAGTTGGTGGTCGGAAACACCATCCACCAAATGATCGAGGACAAGACGCTCGCTCCGTTCAAGGTGTACGCGGCGAGTCATCCGGACTTGGAGGGAGTCCGGTCAGTCAGGAGCACGAATGGGGAGATCGATTTCGTCGAAACTGATCTTGCGGAGCGCATGAACCGACCGAAGCTGACAGCCGACATTGTGCAATCGTGGCTCCAGCTTGGGGATGGTAGACCGACGATCTGCTTCGCGGTGAACCGGGACCATGCCGCGCAGTTGGCAAAGGAGTTCTTAGGCGCTGGCATCCCATCCGGGTACATGGATTGTGAGACTCCGAGGCACGAACGTGCGGAGCTGCGTCGTCGCTTCGCCAGTGGCGACATCCGAGTGATGTGCAACGTCGATGTGATCGGCCTCGGTGTGGATTGGCCAGAGGTGTCATGCATCTCGTACTGCAGACCGACCCGTTCCGAAATGCGCTACGTCCAGAATATCGGACGGGGATTACGGACTGCGAAGGGGAAAGATGATCTGATCGTGATCGATCACAGCGATACGACCCTGCGTCTAGGGTTCGTGAGTGACATCTTTCACGACGAGCTTGATGATGGAAAGCCGAAGATCAATGGCACGCAGGGGGTCGAGCTACCGAAGGAATGTCCGAAGTGCCACTACCTGAAAGGACCGCGACAGTCGAAGTGTCCAGCTTGTGGCCATGTGGTGGAGCACCACGCGACTCCGATCAAGGTGAACGGCGGGACACTGAAGGAGATCAAGCCGGAAGACATCAACAAGCCGAAGCCTGTCGCTCATAAGCTGGGCATGACGATGGAGGATAAGGCTCGCGTCTTTGGTCAGTTGACGTGGTACCAGAACAAGCACAGCAAGAGTCCCAAGTTCGCATTGGCCAACTACCGAGAAATCTACGGCACATGGCCGAGGGTTGGTGAAGAGTGGAAGAAGTATTTCGCTGCGCCGGACATGACACTGTCGTCCTGGCTTCAGTCGAGGCGGATCGCCTACGCCAAGAAACAGAACGGCAATCGATGGGCGGATGACAATATCCAGAACAATGGTGCACTGACCGACCGCGAGGCCGATGCCTTCGAGCGTGTCAGAGAACAGTTTGTTGGTAACACCCTGATGACAGAGCGGGACATGGAGGATTTCCAATGACTGCTCCAGACAGGCTGAACTCAATCGTCTGGAAGAAGGGCGATAGAGTGACCAAGGCTGGCGTGTATTCCAACATGCCACTCAATCGATATCACCGTCCCGATGTCTGTGAGGGTGTGAGTATTTCCTCGAGCGGGCTGCGGACGATCTTGCTGGAGTCACCAGCGCATTACTGGTGCCGGTCGCCACTGAACATCAAACGTATCGTGGAGCCGACGCCGCGTCACTTCGTGGTGGGGCGGGCCATGCATCACCTGATGTTCGGGGAGGCTCACTTCTCCAAGGTGTTCGTGGGCTGTCCAGAGTACACGCAGCTTGCCGATGGAACGGCGGTGCCGTGGTCGCTGAAGACCAAACACGCACAGGAGTGGAGGCAGCAACAATACAACGCCGGGATGGAAATCATCCAACCGCAGGAAGCGATTCACATTGCGGGGATGGCTCGATCATTGGCTGCGTTTCCGTTCGTGGCCAAGCACGGCATCTTCAACGGCTACGTCGAGCGCAGCGCTTTCTGGAAGGATGAGGAAACCGGCATCTGGCTCAAGGTGCGACCGGACATCATCCCGAACGACAGCGGCGACTTCGTGGACTTCAAGACCACGACCAGCACGAACAAGCTCGAACTGATTCGGACCGTGGAAAAGAACGGCTATGTGATGCAGTTCGCTTTGATGCGCGAGGTCTTCCGGCGGCTCAAGCTGCAATGGGGCAGCGCCACGCTGGTGTTCGTTGAGAAGGAGCCGCCCTACTGCGTGCGCGTGCTGACGATCGAGCCGGAAGAACTTGATCTTGGAGAGAGGCAGAACCGGGATGCTCTGCACCAGTTCGCTCGATGCTTGAAGGCGAAGGAGTGGCCTGGACCCGGAGGGACTGCCAGTGACGCGGAGCCGATCAGACTGACCGACCGCTATCATGAGTGGGCGGAGAAACAACTCTCGTACAACAGAGAAGGAAGCCGAGCATGACTGACCAACAGACGATGGAAAAGCCTGTCGAAGAAACCACGATCACCGATGCCGTGCGGAAGGGTCGCGAGGCAATCGAGGTTCTTCCAGGGAGAGGGTTGTCGCCGGATCAAATGGCGAAGCTCGCCGACGTGGCGATGACGATGGCCAAGGGCCGCTACTCAATCCCAGAACATCTGAAAGGGAATCCTGGCGACTGCTTCGCCATCCTGAACATGGCGGTGCGGGCGAGCGTCGACCCGTACATGATCTCTCAGTACACCTACATCCAGAACGGCAAGTTGTGTCTGATGTCGGTGTTGTATCACTCGCTGGCGTTGTCGAGCCACTACCTGCTCGCGCCGCTGCGGGACACCTACGAGGGTGAGGGGGAAGAACTGGTCTGCACGGTGACCGGACGGGTGTGGGGCGACCCGATGCCATATGTGATGTCCAGCCCGAAGTTGAAGGACATCCATCCTGGCCACATCACCAAGGATGGAAAGCAGTTCGTCAAAGGCTCTCCGCTTTGGGACAAGGACCCGAGGCAGCAGATGTTCTATCACACCTCGCGCAACTTCATCCGCAAGTACTGCCCGCTGGCGATCTTGGGAGGGATGGTCGCGGAGGATGAGATCGGCGACTACATCGATGCCGCACCGCCGCCGTCAGGACTGATCGAGCGGCTAGGGGGCGACCGTCCGAGACGGGAGAAGGCTTCCGTGATGGGGCGCACCTGAATGCCGAGCTTGCCAGGATCGCTCCGAACGAAACACCGGAGGCAGAAGAAGAGGCTCGCGAGTTCATCATCGACCGCGACACCGGAGAGACAGCCCCGGTTAAGGAGCCCAGCGCCGTGAAGCGGGCGGTCGCCCGTGCGATAAAAGGGCGGAAGGGTGCTCGACTGCCCGCCGTGAAGAAACCGCGCCAGCGGGCGCCGGAGCCGGTTCCAGAGCCTAAGCCGAAGGCTGGTCGGTTCGGCAGGAAGCCAACACCTCCAGCAGCGAAGACCGTCAAGGCTGCTGCCGACCGTGCTGAGAAGCCGCCAGCGCCGAAGCCTGCGAAGCGATTGCCGTGGTTCGAATACGTGGAAGCAACCGAGGTGTGGATCAAAGAGGCTAAGGATGCGGCGAAGGCAGAGGAACGATGGGACAGCGAGCGTGACTACCGCGACGAACTGACTGTCCCAACCGCAGAGCGAATCCGTCTTCGCGAAATGCTGGATGAGAAGTTCGCTTGAACAGGCTCAGGCGCGGCGGCAGCGCGAGCGGTGGGTCTTAACCTTTCTACTCACCAACAAGGCGGGGCTCGGCAGGGTCAGTGCTGTTAAACCCCGCAAGCCGCCAGGAGGATCAGCGATGACCAAGTTCTCTCTCGCGCAACAGATCGAGGAAGTGCAACGAGAGATCACGCTTCGCGGGAGGGTGTATCCGCATCAGGTGGCATCCGGAAAGATGAAGCAGAGCGTGGCCGACTATCACATTGGCCGGATGCAAGCCGTGCTGGAAACTCTGAGAGGAATCGAACTACTGAGGGAGCAAGTTGAACATGATCGCAGTGACCGGGAAGGTGACGATCACGACCGCAATCACATGCCCTGAGTGTCGTGTCGCTTTCGAGTTGGATGGGGACCTAGACAGCTGCGTCGTCGGATGTCCGCATTGCAACGTCGAGCTACGTGTGACGACCGAGCCTCACGATATCGACTGCACCTGCTGGGGATGCATCCTGTCGCTGCAGTGCGACATCATGGTGGCAAGGGCGCGAAGGATTGTTGAAGCGGAGGCGGGGAAGGAGTTCGATTGATGGCTGATGCAAAGCTCGTCAAGGCGTTCTACCGCGCAGCCAAGTTTCAAATCTACATGGTCGAGAACGAAGGCTGGCACTGGACGTCGAACTTCCTGCGCGAGTATGTGCGCGCCAGATACGGCTTCAAGTTCACCAACAGCGACTCTCCAGAAATCTTGCGAGAGGTTAAGCGCAGGTATCCCGAGGTCGCGCCGTACATCGACATCAAGCGACTCAAGGATCGCGGCTCTTCTTACAGGACGCCAGATGGTGGCGGTGTCTACAAAAGTCCAGACGGGAGCATCTACGCCTACACGGCGGAAGAACTGAGGCTCGCAGGCATTGAGTGATGCGGCTGACTGAGGCAGAATCGAAACGGTCCCGGCCCTGTTCTACGGTGAAGGACAACTCCCAGTGACTCCTCTCTGGGCTAGTGTGCTTTTCCTCGGAGGGAATGAGGTCGGGACCACCAAGGGGCTGACATGAACATCGATGATAGGGAGCGGCGGAGCCAATGGCTTGCCATCGGCGGCAAGCTCAATGGTCTGAAAGATGGTGGTCCGCGCTTCAGTGCGAGGACAATGCTTGTGATGCAAGCCGCCATCTTGAAAGAAAAAGAACCGGCAGCAGTTGCGAAGATGATGGCCCTTGCCGATGGGCTTGAAGAAACGATGAAGACAGCTGGGCTGTACAACACCAAGGAAATCAGACCAGCGAACGAGGCGCGCTTCATCGCCCGCTGGAAGCTCGGTCAACTGCTCGAAAAGAAGGAGCGGCAAAAAGTTATACGCGGCAAGGCTGGATCGATTACTAAGCTCGGGAAATCGATTCTCAAATACCTCGATGAGATCGGGCTAGATAAGAACCGAGCCGCCGAGGTCCAGCGCATCGGTGCAATCCCTGATGAGGAAAAGCTACGCAAGGCGTTCAAGGAGGCCGAGGACAACGACATCCTCAATACCGTGCGCGGGATGATCGAGTTCGCTCGACCGTGGTTTAAGATCGAGACGCGCAAGCGGAAGCACAAAGCCGTTCAGGCTGATGCAAGAGACGGGCGATGTCGTAGGACCGTTTACGTTGCTGTACGCTGACCCTCCGTGGCACTTCGATGTGTTCTCCGAGAAAGGTAGCGGTCGATCTGCCGACCAGCACTACCCGACGCTGACCGTTGATGAGATCGCCAACTTCAAGATCGGCGATCAATGGGTGAGAGAGATCGTCCACGAAGACGCCGCGCTGTTCCTATGGTGCACGTCATCCAACATCCCGGCTGCGCTTGAGGTGATGCAAGAATGGGGCTTCCAGTTCAAGTCGAGTGCGGTGTGGGTGAAGGACAAGATCGGGACCGGCTACATCTTCCGTAACAGGCATGAGCTTCTACTCTACGGCGTGCGCGGCGAGATGCCTGCTCCGGTCAAAGCTCCAGCTTCCGTGTTCGAATATCCTCGCGGGAAGCACAGTGCGAAGCCGCCAGAGATTCGAGCCGAGCTTGCGCGCATGTACCCTTACTTCGAGGAAGCGCAGCGGCTTGAGTTGTTCGCTCGCGGCCACGTCCTTGGATGGACGACCTTCGGTTTAGAATCCAAAGCACAAGCCGCCGAGTGAAAGGGAGGGAATGATGGACGAGGAACGGGCTCGCAAGCATCTAGAGGAACGCCGCAGTCAGCAATACGCTTCAACGCGGCTGTGGCATCCTGACCCTGACAAGCCGGGAATGATTGGTGAGCGCACTGTAGCCGAGGCTTTTGGTGCGGAGCCTGACCTACGAAATAGTCCTGGGGGTGATGGCGGCATCGACATCGAGTTTCTGTTCCGAGTCGGCGAAGGGGAAAGATGGTTCAAGGTCGACGCCAAAGGTTCAAGCTATGGTGACTGGCTGCGTGTTGATTGCAAGATCATCAAGCCCGACACAATCTATGTTCTCGTCCATGTCGTCGGCGAGAATGGAAGGTGTGTAGGCTGGGAATGGGGCTCACGCTTGATGAAAGAAAAAACGATCAACTGGTGCAACAATGGCGCATGGGTCCATGCGATGAAACAGTTGCAGCCAATGGAAAAACTGTTAGAGCGCTATCTCAATCAGTGGCGTCATGGCTTTCGTCCAGATTTTCCAGACGACGCTTTTTACCAGCCGCAACCGGCAAAGGTCGATGAGCGAAACAGACGTCCAGCTCGCCTTGATTGATGAGGCTGCGCCGCTCAAGGTGAGCCGTGAGCCGTTCGTCTGCTTTGAGGTTGACCTCGAGCCGCGTGGCTGGGAGCGAGCCGGGGCAATGGTCCGTTTCGGTCATGGGCGACCGTACATCCACTGGTACGTGACCTCTGACGAGCGAGACTACCGAGAGGTGATCGCGTGGGCTGCGAAGGCCGCCATGCGAGGGAAGGTGCCGACCGTTCGACCTGTTGCCCTTCTCGTCCACGCCTTCATGCCGATCACTTCAAGCTGGAAGACTCGCGAGAAGATGGATGCTCGCTCCGGTGCGATGCTGCCAGCCGTGAAACCAGATTGGGACAACATCGGCAAGTCGATCTCAGATGCGTTAAAGGGCATCGTGTGGATTGACGATGCCCTTGTCGTTGATGGCCGTGTCTTGAAACGCTACTCGGAGAGGCCAGCCGTTCGTGTAGAGGTGCGGGAGTTCACGCCGCTCCAGCTTCCTCCTCGACGTCCCGAGGGACCATCCGCCTGACGTTGGTTTCCTCGCCTTCCTCTTCATCGACGCCGCTTGGGAGCATCTGCGTTTGCTCCTTGGCCATCTTGTCGATGCCGAGCTTGGCTCGATAGTCGTCGAAGTAGGCCAGCAGCAACCAGAGCGCGCCGGGGTCTCGCTTGCCGAGCCGGACGAGCCGCTTGCTGATGCCGAAGGCTTGTGGGTGTAGGTTCTTGCTCCTGACCGCATCGCCGACCAGCTCTCGGGCGCTGCCCATAGCCGAAGCGGCTGTGGTCTCGCTGGCGATACAGGCATCCATCAAGGCCCTGAGATCGCGCTGCGA